TGCTCACCTTCAAGTCCGGGAGAAATCAAATCAAGTGGAAACTCAGTGTTAGCACCGGGTTCTACATTGATAGTTTCAAAAATATCGCCAAGAATGTTACCAACTAGAACGCCTTTTCTCAAAGGAAGTTCAAGAGCTTTGGCAAATTCTCGCTGAGCTGCTTGTGCGACATTTAGATCGCTATCGCCAGATTGGCGAAGTAGCGAAATGAATTCATCGCTAGGTCTATCTGTATAAGACATTATTTATATCTCCTTTAATTAAGGTTTACTAGATGGTGACGTTAGCCTGTGGCAGGTTAACTTCAACTTTAGCATAACCGTCTTCGTCCTTTGAGGACAAGAAACGACCAACTGCTAAGTTACCAGACGCAACTAAGGTAGCAACTGCAATGCTTGCGCCATTGCTGATATTACCGTTGTTGTGTACATACGCGATATCTCCAGCTGCTGGAGTACCTTCGATGCTGTTTGTTACAACGTAACCCTTACGCAATACGGTCACTTTACCACCAAGTTGAACTTCGTCTTTATGTTGGTTCAAGTGAGTACGAGTAAGGTCTTTGTTAACAACATCATTAAGCAAAATACCTACTGGTGAATCAGTTGCGGCAACTGATGTCTTGTAGAATACTTTGTTAACGCCCTGATCCATAGCAGCGCCAGAACCAGCCGTTGTGTCATGAACGACTACACCACCTCTAGTAGCAATTGCTGCATCCAGAAAGAAGCTAATATCGGTTTGTAGTTCGTATCTATCTGCTTTAAGAGCCATTTTCTATCTCCTGTAGATAAATTAAATTACTTGTTTAAAACGTTTGATTCAAGCCAAGTTGCGATGCTAGCACGAGTGCTTTGCACTTCATCAACTTCAGAAACTTCCTCTACGAGAGCAGCTTCGGTAGACTCGACTTCTTCAAAAGCTTCTTCTAATTCAGCTTCTGCTTCTTCAGCTTCTTCTTCTTCAGCTTTAGCTTCTTTTTCCTTTTTCTTCTTTTCGATAGCCTCTTTCAAAGCTTCTGGCATTGCTGCTTCAGCTTCTTCGTCCTTATCTTCTTTCTTTGCTTTCTTTTTCATGAGAGCAACGACAGTTTCAAAGGCTTCGTCTTCTAGAGACTCAAAGCTAGCAAAAGATTCTTCTGCGTCTTCTTCGCTGATACCAGCTTCAACAAGAGCAGCCATTCTCTTTTTCATCATAGCTTTCTTCTTCATATCGTCCATTTCTTTCATAGCTTCAGCGAGTTCTGTTTGAGAACCAGCTAGAGCATCTTCCAATTCAGCAATTCTAGCCTGAGTGGACTTTACAGTTTCCTCAAGGTTAGCGATAGCTTCGTCTTTTGCCTGAACATCAGCTTCATAAGCTTCAACCGTTGAGGCAAATTCTTTATCTTTTGCTTCTTCGATTTGTGCCTTGATAGCCTCATTCTCGGCTTTGGAAGCAGCTAAGTCTTCCGTAAGACTTGCAATCTGCTTTTCCAAGATCTGAGTATTATCTGACATTATAAAATCTCCTATAGAAAGTTTATCAGTAACGTCTTCATTTATAATAAATGATTTGCTCTTTTCAAATATGACACTTCTAGGGTTGGCTGGTTTTGCAACCAAACCTTTACCTGAAAATGCTATATTCTTGAGAGCCCTACCTACAGTATAGCCTTCATAACTTCCTTCTCCACCATAAGATCTAAGGTGTTTAGTCAGGAATGAAGATTCTTCTGTCCGTGCTAAAATTTTGTTCTGCCCATCGGGGTCAGTCAGGGCGTAATCAAAATCAGAGAACAAACACTCCATAGACACAAACCATTTTCCCTCTTCGATTTCAGCAATAATTTGGTTCATTCGATCTCTGTTTTCTGGATCAGTCCAACTATTGTATAAGACTGCTTCAGTAACAATATCAAATTCACTAGGAGCTTCTGCTTCATCTGCAGAAATCTTACTGCCATCCTTATTTAATACATAGGAACTAGTAATATGCCCTATGATATCATTTTCGTTATGCATAAAATTGAACTGCTTATCTTCAGGTGTACTGCGAGCAGCCCATGTTGCTTCAGGTGTAAACACATCATCGTTCTTGTTCCAACCTGTTGAAACTAAAACAGCTTCTAAATAGTAAAGGTCAAACTGGTCAGGATTGCTTTTACCCTCAGAAGCCATAAGCTTTTTGATGACATCATTGTCTTCGGGCTTAAGGTTAACAGAAGCCTGCGAAGCATACACAACGGATGCTTGAGATTTAATAACCTCAGCAATGCCGTCATTAATTTCTTGTTGATATATTTTCATGTGTCTTACCTCTAAAATAAGTATACACAATTTTTATAAAAATTTAGAAATACCACTATTTCATAGCGTATTCTACAAAGCAGCTAACAGCTTTCTTTCTGTAAGACTCTATAGACATATCATTTATATCTATATCTTTTTCAGATAGCAGTGTTTTAAATGCTGTAGGAGTCAAGCTTGCGCTTGCCAAGTGTTGATGAATTACATTGTCATTAACTTCACATAGTAAGTCTAAATTTGTAAGCACATCAAACTTGATACCCTCTACATCAAACAACTCTGCCTTTGTGACTTGTCTTAGATTTTTCTTGTTGTTGGCTTTTAGAAATGCCATAGTCACACATTCAGATATCTTATTATAAGAGTCTTGAGACCAATCAATTAGATCAGCTAGTCCGGGAGATGTTCTTGGTTTCTCTACTCTTTGTTTTCTTGGCTCAGTATCTATTGAGTTTTTAGGTCTTCCATTATTTTCACTTGGTATGTCATTTGTCTTCTCAACTTTTGGTACAATTGGCCCATCTTTCTTTTCTGGCTCAACATTTATCTCGATTTCTCTGATTGGCAAGCCTTTTTCTTCAAGGTACTCATCGTCGAGAAGGTCTTTGTTAAGAGCTATTTTTTCAATCTCATGATCGTGCTGAGGATTGTGATAAGGGCCAGCTTTGTTTGGAGATTGATCTCTATCTCTGTCTTTCATCTCTCTCTTAAGTCTAATTTTTTCCACAGTTGGTATTTCCTTAAATCGTTCCAATATGGTCTCGTGAGATATAATATCTCTGTCCGCAAGTTGTAGTAGTAAGTTCTTTTCTGCAGTGTCGTCTGAAAGATTCATCTGATCAAATTGAACATAGGCTGGCCTTCTAAAGCCCATTGCTTTTCTCACTATCTCTATTTCTTTTTGCCAGAAGTTAACTAACAGAGTCCTGCCATACTGTAGTCGCTCAACGAGAGTCTTAAGGCTAATAAAGTTATTCGTAAAGCCTCCACCATTACCAGCCATACCCGTTAGAGTTGGAGGAACACCGAGTCCAGCATATATACTATTAAGAACAGAATTGTATTTTTCTGAACCCAAGAACTTATAGACCTGACTATTTGACTCTGTATAAGAAAGCTCTGGCCCCCAAACCAACTCCATAGTTCCACCTCCAGCATTGCTTGCTAGGATGTCGCGCAGTTTGTTAATCGCTGCTTTGTTTGGTAGGATTTTGTGATCTAGACTACCAAGAGTCCATAATCTAATATTTGAGATCGCGCCATCTAGAGCAGATAGGTCAGCCAGTCTCATTTTTTCTAACATGATTATATCATCAAGAATTGCGTAGATCATTGGGTTTGCCCAGACTTGCCAATCGTCCTTCTTGTAATAATGTACTGACAGTCTTTCTGGCTCTAGGGGTATTTCTTTGTGGCCATTTTCTATAGACCTTCTGGCTGCCGGCGGTAGTGTCTTAAGTATTTCTTGAGGTATCTGACCCTTTTTGTACACATCTGATATAACACTGTTTGATATACTAAATCTTTTTGAGCCCACAAATAAAGACAATCCACTTTCTTTCATGTTAACGCTCATGGGATTAAAGAAGTTATATCTAAAAGGCACTACGTTTCTAGTTACATCTGGTAGCTCAACTTTAATATCATTTCCTACAGACTTCATAAATTTACTTAATTCTGGAGTGATATTAGCGTTACTTCTGTATACAACAACATTGCCTGTTCTGTATAGATTGTTAAGAAACCGTTCTGATCTTTCTTTGCCATCAACCTTTTTAAACCACTGTTTGAAGAATTTCTCTGCAGTTCTGTCAGAGTGAACAAGGCTAATTCCTTGACTACCAAAGTCTCCCATTAAATCAACTATGTTTCTGATTATTCCAACTTTATCATATGCGTCCATGCACATTTTAATAATGCGCTTTTGATTGCTTGGTACGCGCTCGCCCTCTCTAAAGGCATAGTAGTCTCTTTTGGTAAACTGTGGCCTTACAGATCTGTTTGGCTCTATGTTAAGAAAATCTCTATGATATGCAGCGCTTTTACCTAAGCCACCATAAGAATCAATGTTTTCGCTGTAAGAAGCAAACGCACTTTGTCTGTCCTCATCGCCTGACCAAGTAATCATATCTTCACTCATTTTATGCCTCTATATCTTCAATTGGAATGTTAATTGGAATGGTTACAATATTATACACAGATTAGTAAACATCTTTCATGTTCTCAGTAAACCAGTTTGGCCCGGTAAACATGGTTGCGCTACCTTTTCTCTGTATGCCGTCCATTGTTGCGAACCCTCCATAGAAGTTATACTCCTGTGGAGTTGGCGCTCTCATTATACCTCTAGCTGCCATGTTAGCCATGATTAAAGCTGAATAACGGTCTTTTCTCATTTTGCTTTTCTTACCAGCTCCGACGACTACTTCTGGCGTGTCCCACTTATCTCTTCCACTTGCGGTTTGTGTCATCTGTATCATCGCTAGCTCGTCTTTAAGCTCCTCTATGTCAAGTACACACTCCTCAAGTGTATCATAAACTCTTTGTTTTAATCCATCTTCTGCTGCTGATATACCAAGAGTAACAGGGTCAAAGAAAGGAAACAGTAGCGACTTATCTTCAAAGTCCTTTCTTAGGCTGTGGTTTGCCTCTGCTAACCAGTCATACTTTGCGAACTGACACATTTCAAGTATGTGTAAACCTTTTTCGTCATCTGTATCTTTAGCTTTGTTCTCGTCTATCACGGGCCAGATTGGCGCTTCACCATCTCTAATCTTGTCATTATCGTGCAAAGACTCCATAACTGCAATACCGCCACCTTGAGCGTCCATTGCAATATGAACACATGGGAACAGTCTCATTAGATCTCTGATTTTTCTAGCGCAGTATGCATAGTAGTCTGTCTCTGTAGAATATCCTTTTTTAACCTTGTCTTTATGCTCTGATCTATTTGTAGTCCAGCAGTGAACAATCCTTCTGTGGTCTGCATTTATCTCTATTACTACTATAGAAAAGTTGTCAACTTCAGACGCAGGGTCAACGCCAAATACATATCTTTTGTTTGGATCTCCCATTAGTTTTGCCTCAAAGTGTATTTCTTGACCATTGGAGTCTTTGAGTACGTTATCTATTGAAATAACGCAAGACTCAATTAGAGATCTTTTAAAGAAGCCTTGGCTGTCTCTTGTGAAGCAGGCACCAAACTCCATCTGATATATACCAGCGTGCACAGTGGCTTTAGATCTGGCCACCTGAGCAGCATCCATAAAGCCATCTGGCAAGAGTTCGTAGGGTATTCTGATTATTGAGTACTGAGTCCAGTCAAAGCTTTTAGGAACTTCTTCTCCTCCAAACACTTCTCTGAGTCTCTCTTGCCTACCTTGGCTCTTTATAATTTGACGCCACTTTTTCCAATAAGTGGCAAAGTGATTAAAGTCATAATAAGCTGTACCAGAAAGAATAATTTGGTTGTCTTTAAGTGATAGGTCTTCTTCTTCTTTTTTATCTTCTTTTATATCTACGCCGAGCTCCTTAGCCCTTTTTTCTGCTGCTAGTCTTTTAACATTGTCAATTGGGTCTGCGCTAACTGCAGCAAAACCAGCAACAACATTTTCAAATATGTCTCTAGGTATCGAGGCAAACTCGTCAGATATAATGTCGTTAGCACGCTGACCACGAATCTTCTGTCCATCACCTAGTGGTAAGCATGTAACCGTGCTTTCATTAATTCTCATGACGCACCTGTCAACATCTCGACGAGGCCCAGATGATCCGCTGCATATATCTCTTAGTATAGGCGCGTTTCTCCATATTGTTTCCATATACTCAAACAGAACTTTAGACTGCCTAAAAGCAGCACCAACGACAACAACTTTTCTTTTTGGCAGAAGCAAAGCTCTAAGCAAAGCGTAAAGGGATAGCATAAATGACTTACCAAAGCCACGACTAGCTATAAGCATTGGGAACTTTCTGTTCCACATCTCGCAAAGCATGAGCGCTTGAGATGGCAAGATTTGTATATTCAGAATGTGTTTACATAGAAATGAAAAATACTCAGGCTTTGTCATAAGATATACAAGTCTAAGATGGTAATCATCGTCTTGAGTTTTTAAAATAGATGACGGGTTAAAAATATTTTTGTCGTCTATATCTATATTAAGCCAAGCTTCATTTATTTTTTTGAGTTCTGTCATTTTAGACTGCTTATACTCCCATAGCTCCTATGTGTTATTACATCATCTGCGAAGCCATAGTATACAGACTCGTGAGAGGAAAGATACCAATCACCCGACTTGAGCTTTCTTTTTATAAAACCCTTGACTTTTTCTTCTGTTGGTTGCTTGTAATGTTCTTTGAAAAACTTGCCTTTTGTGCATCTTACAGTATAAATATCCAACATGTCCTCAAGTATCTTTTTTTCAAACTTAGCCCAGTTCTGTGTGTCAAGATAGTTTCCTGCGTTTGCGCTACTACCATAGTGACACATAAAATGTGCATTAGGCATCATTATTCTTTTGTCGGCAGCTTGCAGTATTATACTGCTCATAGATTCTGCTTGACCATAAACTAATATTGTTACGTGCGATCTTGAAATTTTGATAGCATCATATATAGCCATTCCATCGCCCCAGTTTCCGCCAAGGCTGTGCATATGTATAATAATGGGCTCATTCTTCAAGGAGTCCAAATATCTAATGTTTTTTATAAACGTTGTAGCCATTCTATACTCAACACCCGGATCATCTTCAAATGCTCCGTGTTGACCATGTAAGAATATCTCTCTATTCTTTACATCTATATTTTGACTGTGAATATCATCTATTACATTATTCATCAATTATACATCTCGTTTAGTCTTTTGAATAAGCTAGACAAAGTTAGAAACGCATTATATTTATCTCCACAGAATATTATATGTATATCTCTTTGCAGTTGAAATTCCATTAACATTTTTAACATATATT